TCCAGAAGGAAATGATTGACCTTGTAGAACTTCGTGAAGTCGATGGAGAGTTTGGAGAGCCAAACTGGATTCCTTGCGACATACCTTTAGGTATCATTAATGGATGTCGTGGACTTGCAACTGGATGGAGTACAAATATTCCACCACATCATCCAATCGATGTCATTGATTGGGTTCTCGACAAAATCGAAGGAACCCGAACGCCGGACCCACTAATGCCATTTTACAGAGGATTCAGAGGTATAACTGAGATATTCAGTTCAAAGACGGACAAAGAGGAAGAAATTCATGATGAATTTAAAGCCCAAGATGCCGAATTCAGTGACAATGATTCCGAACGCAGTGAGGATGGTGACGATGACACCGAAAGAGCAATTGAACAGATGCTTCAAAGCTCTCAACGTACGAAAGGACGTTCGGTTATCACAACAGGAACCTTTAATATCATCGCAACTAACGACAAAGAAAACACAGTTGATGTTTTAGTCACAGAAATTCCTGTCGGAAGATACAATCTTTCCTACATAAAGTGGGCGAAAGATCTTGTCGCTGCTGGAAAGATTCGAAGCGCGGTCGATGTTGGTAAGGATCCTTACCTTCAAATGACACTCACTGGAGTGCCGAAGGATATGGCTAATCCTACCAAGTTAGGTTTGGTTAAGTCATATGGAATGAGTAACCTTGTCATGATTGATGACGATGGAATTCCACAGCCATACAAGTCTGTTGAGCATATTCTGAGTAAGTATGTTCGAAACATGCTTGGTATGTACTCCAAGCTTAAGACAAAGCAATTAGATGATCTTAAAGCGGAGGAGAAGTTTTTGAACGCCAAGCTTAAGATCATTAAGGCTGTTAAGTCCAAGTCATTAGAATTCGTTGACATCGATGATGAGATTGTCTTTGCCAAATTGGACGAACTTGGTCTTGATAAGAAAGTCTTTGTAGAACTTCCAAGTAAGAGTTACATGAAAGCCGATCCGGCAAGTATTGAGAATAAGATTTCAGAGACGATTAAAGAATACAATCGAATTGACAATATTCCATCTGCTGATATGTGGATTGAACGCTTACTGAAGTTTAGGAAGCTTCTTGAGAAGAAGTATCCTGCTCCACTTGTCCCTGAACCATCCGAGTCAAAGACAATGGTCCTTGATGGTGAGACGGTCTATCACACTGCAGTGATGAACTGCGAACAATAAAGATGTGCTCAATGAGCACATCTTAGTATCTATTAGATACATTAGACTTATTAAATGCATCAGTTCAGAATACATAGAATTGAATTTTTTCACAACCCTAGGAAAATAAAATCAGACGCCTTCAATGACTCTCTTCGAGAATCTTCGTCGCCGTCTCCGTAAGCTGATTACACGTCCATCTAGTTGGGAGCATCGTAGACGCCCGTGTGTTGGGCCAACGATGCACCTTGTTCATCTTCGTTATGCTGTTGAATATGATCTCATCATTACAGTTGGTGGTCATGATGGGCTAATGTTATTCCATTGTGAGAACTGCAAGGATTTTCATGTTGTTCCCTGGACTCATCATACCGACATTCGTTTCTGTCGTCACTTCGACTGTGAGCCCGACGAAAAGCCAGACGAGATGGACGACTGGTATCATCACACTCCAGGATATGTCGAAACGGATTCTGATTATGGTTCGGAGTTCGAAGTTGTTTCTGACGTAGATGAAGAGTGAACTTACTATATAATCCATTGGATTGTATATATTATGAAGCTACGTGAGTTTACGAAGCGACGTGAGCCTAAGAACAACAACTACAACTGCACAAAGAACCTTTCGGCGCCTCAGACAACCGGTATGTAAAAAAGTATCCGGTATCACATGTCGATTTGTTAAATGTTTCAAGAAGAGCGTCGATATAGCTTTGAGGATATTTTTCAGTTGAGAATTGAGAAAAGAGATACTTATGCTTTTGTCCTTTCTGAAATCCAATGTCAAGCTTGTGCTTAGCATGTACACAAGCAGTGTCATATGGTTGATAATATCCAAGAAGAATACCAAGCTCTCTTTTCGAAGGAACTCCCATATGAATAAACATATCATTGGTATTCACAATGTAACAATTGTCTTTGTCGTCTGTAATTAAACGAACATTGTATTTGTGACCATTTGTATGTAACCAATGACTTAATTTCGATGGAATACTGCGTCGACAGAAAAGACACATTCTTCGAAGACCTTTAGAGACAAGATGAATGTTCATTAGAATGTCACAAAGACAATGAGTATGTGAAATACAAATCTTTCTGGTGTCTTTAAAGAAATTCAAATCTGGTTTGATTAATGGTTCGAAGACTACGTCTTTTTCGTCTTGTTCAAGTTCCCGGATTTGAACGTTGCAATTTTGTTGCATCTCAGGGCATTGTGATTGTCCCATGATTGTTTCGAACTATTGACGACCCAGGCAATAATCAATTAACTGGCCGGTAATCAATTCTTTGAACAATAGTCAATTGACTATTCTATTTGGGGAATCGGATCAAGCATTCCCTGAGACCATGGACTCCGGTGAAGTCAAAATTCCGAATGGGAAGCTTGAAGCTTCGGTATTGGGAGGTGGATTAATGTATGACGAAAAGATTGTTTACAATCAGGACCAGTTTGATCTTCGTTTCATTGTACTTGCGGAGATGTGGTACTAACTTTGCAATCCTAACGAATTGATGTTTACTAAATTAGTAAACACGTTTCTATAGAATCAATGAATCTTAAGAATTCTCTTTGCACGAACATTTGCATTAGCCGCTCGAATTTTCTCATCTTGTTTCATAATTCGAACATACGATCTTGCCACTGTGCAAAACTTACTTGAAAGAATCTGAAAGTGAGCAAGAAAATGTCTTCCACAACCTGGATACTTCAATTGAGATTTCTTGATCGCATTCTTAATTTCTTCAATGGCAAGAGACGAATCATTGATTCGAACATCAAGGAATTCTGGTAATGCATAAAGAAGACTCTTCTCACTGCGCTCGTCTAAAGACTCACGATCCTTACACAGACAAGAATGTCTGTTTTCAGCGTACGCAAGGCAGTCAAATGGATTGATGAACATCTTTACAAAGCTTTGTGTAGAAGTTTGGAATTCAATTAAGTATTACAATGATAAATGACTTTTGTAAACAAGCTAATAGCTTGTTTCATTGCTTCGGAGTAACAACGCTAGTTGCGTTGGTAACTGCCATGTTCACATCATTAGTCTCTAATACCTTAACACCAACGTCCCTGCAACATGCCTTCGCGCATGGAACAGGTGGAGCCATCACAAGGTCACCTGGCCGGCCGGCAGGTCCGGGGACACCTTGCGGCCCCGGCGGTCCAGCTGGACCTGGATAACTAGCAGGAGGTAAGACCAAGAAGATCGGAACCTGCTTAAAGACAGTACTTGCAGCAACTGCATCAAGGACATCAGTAATGTATCCAACTTGGGGATCAAGTGTAACTCCACTGCTGCTTCCTTCGGAAGACCCAGTGGAACCACGGCCAGAGTTTGAAACAGAAGGAGAAGTAGCGGAACCGTCGAAGCTCATTATGTCTGAAGTAGTCTCAGTTTTGTAGAAACACTTTTACAAACATACTATTTCAATTCGAATTAGAATACTAAGTATTGTTCAATGTACATTGTAAAGCAATGCAACATAACTAAACTTTGAAAATTAAAATATGACAACCTATTCCTGGAAACTGGTTAACACTTATACAGGCACAGATTTCAATCCAAAAGTTCTTTCGTTAAGCAACAGTGGTACCACAATTGTTTCAGGAAGTCACTTGTATTTCACAGTCTTCAGACTTGAACACTCTGTTCTCAACAACCTTGGTCAAACAATTGAAACAGATGAAGGACAAGATCCAGATTGGATTTCAACATCAATTTCTCCTTCTGGTCAATATATTGCAAGAACATTAGAAAATAGAATTAAGATTTACACCAATGTTGGTTTTGGTAACTGGGCAGGGACAGAACTTTATCATGCTCCAAACAATGACTACTTTGGTGCATCAAGTTCTTTTGATGTCACTGGAACAAACACATGGATTGCTGCTGGAGCTCCACGAGGGCACCTTGATACACCACCTCTCTTTGCCAAAGGTTATGCTAAAGTCTTCAACTACACTAACAACATACAGATCGATTCTGATATAATCGGTGACGACTTTGGTGACAATCTTGGTGCAGTGGTACTGTTAAGAAACAACACTTATCTTGTTTGTGGGCAAGGAAAGATTTACCTTGCTGACTTGGTTTCGGGTAATTGGCAGAAAACACAAGTTGTGAATGATACTTTTTCTTTCTTTATTGGTTCGGGGAATACAATACAGGACGTTAATTACACCATTGCTGCTAATGGAGATCTTACACGATATGTTAAAGTTAATGGACCAATGAACATAAATTACAATCCAAGAACAACAGATCCAAACATCTTTACCAATAGTCAACAGATCCAAGCGAGTAGCGGTAGTCTTGGATTTGTTAATGTTGATATGGACAACACAGGTAATGTAATTCTTGCCGGCTTTCAAGACGGTAGTAGTAATGTTAATTATGTTAAAACTTACCGATTCTCAGCAGGACAATTCACTGTAGCTGAAACGATTAATATTCCTGACGGACCAGTTAGCATGTGTCGACTTAGTGGTGATGGAACTCGCATTGTGGTTGCTGGTATTGCAACTGGTGGTTTAACCACTTTTCTTTCTGTGTATGACTATACTCTTGACACAATTGTTCCTAATCCAGAAGATCCTGACCCAACACCTGAAGTACCTAGCATTCCAACAACACCAGGTGTTACTAATCCAAGCACAAGTGCTTCATCTGGGACAAGTACGAAAAAGATTTCCATAACCTTGATTGTGATTATCATTGTTGTTGCTATAATTGTTGCACTTGCTGTTGGAGGAGCTGTTGTTGGCGGGTATTTTTTCCTGAGAAAGAAATAAAACAATTAAAAATTCTAACAAATATTGGTATGTAAAATGGAAACTTTGGGAGCAGAGTACAACCTGTATTTCCTTCATCAAACAGATACAATCAATGTTGGAAAGATTTTCAAGACCGGGAAGATCTGTTCTTACAATAATTGCACTAAGAAACACTTTGACGCTCTAGGACGTTACTTATACGCGAAGGGTTCAGTCAAGCTTTCCAAAAATTCCTACACTGGAGTGGGTCCAGGGATTCATCTTCAGGCATTCCGACAAGACGAAAAGATGCCAATGAATTTTGGTAGTTTGTTCGAAACAACAATCACGGAGAAGCCAAAGTATAACTTGATTTTTCCAATTGAGAGTATCTTCAGCCTTCCAGTTTCTCTTCCAAAGAGCAGAGTTCAAAGAATTGTCTTTGAGGATTACATCAAGATTGACGGGGATCCAGACATTGTTGTCAAAGCGGATTCCATTGAAGTTGTTAATTGTGTAGCCGTCTCTCTGACAATTACGTCTTCTGAGAATCATTACATCATGAAATCGCTCGGAGATTCATGTAGGTTTAGTGAAGTTATTAAGCTGTATCGTCGAAGCAAACAAAAGTTTGATCAAATGGGAATCGATTCTGTCTTGATGAAGTTAATTAACTTCTGTGACTCTGAGAATGTTAACTTTCCTCTTGTGTTTTGTTACTTGTTTGACGATGACTTCGAATCGGGATCCGATTCGATGTCTGATTCTTCTGAAGAGATTTGTGAAGGTTGCGGTGACTATTAATAGTTACCTGAAGAGTGTGTGATTATTAGTATCTACCCGAAGGAATATTAATTAGTTATAGATTGAATTTCGAGTTCAAAAATTTTCCACAGAAAATGACTTGGGTTCAGATAGGTACATGTTTACTAAACCTTGAAGTGCTACTCTTATCATAGGCAATGATTATTCTGGTCACGTAACAATTAATATTAAATACGAAGGTCGCTCTGAACAATTTAATATCATGTGTGAACAAGATGAAAGTTCTACTGATAAACGAGATGAAATTATTTCCAGACTTTCTGAAGTACTCAATGCACGAAAGGTTTCATAAGTTTTCTACCAACTTGGTAGAAAAATTGAATTGAAAATTTTACAGTTAATTCAGAAAATGGTTTGGATTAAGATTTCAGATAAATTCATAAATTGTGACAATGTTGAAATTATCGGATGTGAACCTCGTTTAGGATATGCAGAGATATTGATTAAATTTAAGACTGGACATACCGAACAGCTTAACATTAAATATGGTCCGAATGAAACATATGAAGAATATTGTAACAGATTACTTGAACTTCTTGACGCAACACAGTTCTGAAATCTGAAGAATCATTCCTACCAACTTGGTAGAAATAAGCATGATCATGTCTAATCATGATCCCATCAATGCTCAACAGGACAGTAAGGAAAGTAACCCAAAGTTTCATAAAACCCAGTCAAATTCTTTCGAAGAAAGACATTCTCGTTGGACAATAGGCCTGCCAAGATGTTAATCGATTGGTAAAATTCTCTTTGTCTGCTCGTAAGCAAGCTTACTCGTTCAATTACCTTCGTTATCTTCTTTGAATCCTTATTGTTGACCCAAAGACTTTCAAACAAAGTCATAAACTTTGGAAGCTTGAAGTAATGTTCAACAACACGATCGTGCAGAGCAATAGATAACATGAAAGTATAAATGTCATAGCTTTGATAGAATGCAAATGGGGAAGACATTGTGTGAAGCCCGATGGAACGTCCAATGATTCGAAGATCCAAACCTCGTTGAATAGCATGACGGTACAAAGTATATACTTCTTCGTTCCTGTAAGTCTTCAAAGGGAATGGAAATGATTCAGAATAGAATTTGTTTGAAATACTCGCCAATGTAGAAATGTTTCCACGATGATGGAATCTTACTTTGTCTTTCCAAGTAAGGGAAGACTTGTCAAAATCGGCAAGCATGAACCTTACACCATTAGCTGAAGTTGATTTAACAAGAATGTTCTTCGTTTTCAAGTCTCCATGAACAAAACCAATTTTCTCGCTCGCATAGTTCAACGCGAAGAAGACAGAACAAACGTCTTTTACTGCAGAAACCAACAAGGAATCTAATTCTTCCAAAGTTCCTTCAAATTCTTGAAGGTAATCATACATTGTCCCCTTGTCAGCGACATTCATTAATGAATAGCCGTAACCATTGCAAACGAATGCATCAAATTGGTTAACAAGACAATCTTTAGAACGAATATTGTAACATGTATCATTTGGAAGACGATTAACAATTGTGGTAAGAAGCAACGAAACAATGGACTGATTGGCAAAAGAATCTGATGCAACAGAAACAATCCTGCCTCCCAATTCTGTTCCTTCGTTGACAGGGTTCATGTATTCTCCTTTGCTCTTGTAAATCCTGACGTTAACACTTCTTGATGGATCGGGTAATGACTTGAAAGTTTGTTTCAACACTGCCGTCACTTCATTAGAATAGTCTCGGACCAATATAATACCTCCAGTTGTTCCTGAAACAATTCCTACTTTGTTTGCTAATTGTTTCCTGTATACTTTGAAAGTATCACAAGAGCAACCATCAATTGCGAAGAGAGACCAAAACTTCATTGCAAATTCTTTCTGCGACTTAGCACTTACCGATCCATATTCATTGACTTCGATGATATCTTCTAAATGAGCTGTGATTGCATCTCTATTACGAATATCTTTCAGATTCTCAAATGAAACTAATGAAAATAAATCTTCCCTAGATTTGCACCAAATACCATTCGACATGTATTTTTAAATCTAAAAGTTTAAGCATTTCCGAAAGCTTAGACAAGTTTGTGAAGATTATAAATTAGTTAATTTCCAAAATTATTTGTGTGAGTCATTATTCACACAACCTATTTTGAGTGTTTTTGACCTTGATTTTCCTCGGGTAATAAATTGTAAAAATCATCAATTTTACTATTTTTAGCCAATGGCAGTTTTAAAAGAATTTGTTAACAATGTCAACAAAAACCTAGATACAACGTTTTTACGTTATCTGTTTATTGTCAGAAAATAAGTCTCTTTGAACAAACACAGAGTCTCGCCTATATAGTTCTTCAGTAGCTACTGTAAGTTCAGCAAGAAGTGTCAAGTCAACTACAAAAGTTAGAACACCTGACATCATTGACAGAATAGGTGTTTCATCCCAAGCATTGTAAGAAACTGAGTAACAAACAATGCTTGTAAACAATGAGACTAATGTTGATACGAATAGATTCATCTTTTTGTTTGAGTCTTGTTCAACTAAAAATAATCAATTCGATTTAGTAAACTATAAAATTTTATTTAAAACTAAAGTTTTTTATTATAAGTCTAAGACATTTGCGAAGTTTTCATATGTCTTAATTGAAACCGCTGGATATCTTCAATGCCCTTGCAACCAGCTTATGTTGAAATATAAAATGCAACCAAGATATTCTTTGAATATGCTTGCCAACAGGACTTCTGACTGAAAATTCACTATTAGAAATAACACAAACTGTCGTCCCATATGTTCCCGGAAAGAAAGATGACTTAACATCATTTGGAAATTCTTTCGATTCTCTGAAGAAAACACTTGATACAACCCGATCCAGTCAAACTTGAATCAGATTCCCATTGTTCCATGTAAGCAATAAACGACATGAGCATCAGAAATATCTTTCTGTGCAACAAGATCAATTGGAATGTAATACTTTGTAGTAAGTTTGAACACAATAGTAAAGAACCGCAACACTAAGTTCGTCATATCTTCATTCATTAACGTTTGATTCACTAAGTTGTTTCACAATTGATTCGCTGGTTTGATTGGCAAAAGGGCTTGCTGTGTTACCACCAGTTATACAAAGATTTCATCTTTTTGTGAAACATAATTCTTCATTAAATTAATTAAATAGAAAATTTTGTCGTCTGAACCGGGTTAGTTTGTAGCGTGGGAGTATTTTGAATTCAATACTCCAACCGACATCTCGGTGAGGATTTTTACAAGTTTTCTCTTGGCTAGCGTGGGTTTACTAGCATCAGGAACTCCTCCGAAGAGAAGAAAGACAATCGAAAGGTTTAGGCATCGTCTTTGGCAATGAAATGGACAGAGGCAGTGAACTGACGAAATTCAGCTTTGGGGAGCTTTTCGAAAAACGTCATACACACATGTACAACGCGGGACCAATTTTCCGAGACCGCGTCATAAACGGCTTCAGCAACGATGGTCGCGTTCTCTTGATCCTTGTCAACAATGCCTAAGGTAGAGTTGCGTTTGGACGCGAGTCAATTCGCTTTAAAGATGTCCCAAGCATTGCCGGCGATTTCATCAATGACACGACACACAAAAGCATGAGAGCAATATTTCTCGAGAAATTTTAATATAAAAGACTATTTTCTTAACAATTAGTTGTTTTTGCTTAAGCAGTGATCTGAATCAGATCACTTGATTCAGCGCTTCCGGTTTCCAAAAGTTGATCAGAGGACTGACAAAAGCCTTTGAGACTTTGCTTCATGAACGAGTAATGGTTCTTTCTCCTCAATCCGAACAGACTTGCGAACCATTCTTTTCATAACACCTTGAAGCTTCTGATGGAACTTTCGAGTCGTGTTACTGATCTTGGTGTCCGAGAGAATCTTGGTAAACATACTGAGGAAGCTAATATTCTCTCCAGCAAGATACATTCGTCTAATCATTTCACGAATCTTGTCACGTTCATCAGAATCGATGAAGTCATCAGCAATAGCATCTGCAAGCATGATTTCTGCTTCACGTGCAACAGCTTCGGCTTGCTCAAGTTCCTTTGATTTATGAATCATGTCTCTGCTGACTTCTCCTAGGCTTAGCCAGACAGAAAGACTTGCAACGAAACTGACTATTGTCAAAATCCTAACTGTTGTTGGTGAAAATCCGAATAGTTCGAATGCAACAATAACAGCTGCAAGGGCGAGGGCGTTTTGAAGAAGTTGATAACCGCGACAAACGTACTTGTAAACCATAGCCCAATACATCAAACGATTCTTGGCCTTTTCGATTTTGTTTTGAAGATCACATAGTTCAGCGATTGCCGCATAGTAATCACTTCTGTAATCAACCCTAAGACTTGACTGTGGGACGACTCCTGGATGGGTTGGGAATACGCCGCAGCGTGGCGAGACAAGATCCACATGAGGAAGAACTGTTGTTTCGTCAGAGTAAGAAACATTCCCTGAAACGATTCGTCCCGAAGGACTAATATGAATGACATTGGCACGGTTGGTGGCAACCGAAGGTGTCGGGTAGAATGCTGGATTCAGGAAAACACCGGACATCTCGAGTTTCTTTGAAACTGATCTGATTTGGAAATTCAATTCTACTAAAGTTAATGTTCTACTAAAGTTAATGTTCTACACGAACTAATAGAATACACCATTCTCAATGCATCTTATCACTGCTTGAAGATAAAGTTTAAATAGACATCTTGTCGTTCTTCTGGAAACAACAATTCTATTTTCGAAAACTGCCTGGGTTTCGAAACCAGGTATAATTCCAAAATTAATAGAATCGGCTGATGTATAAAGAACAACAGTGAAATTTACAAATTGTGTATTTCCTGTCGGAAGGCCATCCGTTGCATTGTCTACAAAATCATATTCTATTCTATAGTTACCTGGTGGAAGACCAGATGGTATTATAATTTGCTTACCTACAATAAATGCTCCTGTCCCGCCATCGTTAACAACAATAACGTCAACGTCTGGTAGCATTCGACCACCAAGATCAGATGGTGTTACAACATCGACTGTGGTGCTAGTCAAATAAGTCGATGCTGCGTTGACTTCTGCTAAAACAATTGGTGTGTAAGAACTAACGATTGTAAAGACGATATTACCACCTGTGGCAGTGCCAGTTGGTGTTGTAATGCTGTAAGTCAGATTGTAACTTCCGACTGGTGCTGTGGAAAGTAAATTTACAAGCCCAGTACTTGAGTTAACAGAAAAATCACTTGGATTTGCGCCATTGTAATTTGTTATTTCGAATAACGTGAGTGTTTCTCCATCAAGATCATCATTCAAAATAGGATTGAAAGAATAACTATTTCCAGACAGATATGTACCAAAATCGTCATCAAAAATTACAGGGGCAGCACTAACAATGGTAAATGTAATCATTCCACCAGTATCCGTTCCTCCAGTTGTTGTAATACTATAATTCAAACTATAATTTCCTTTAGCGGCTGTCGAAAGTAAATTAATAAGTCCAGTACTTGAATTCACAGAGAAGTCGTTTAGATTTGCACCGTTATAATTTGTTATTGTAAAGTTTGTCAGAGTTCCACCATCAAGATCATCATTCAAAACTGGGTTAAAAGAGTAATTTCCGCCTCGAATATAATTACCGAAATTGTCTATGATAGCAGTTGGCGGACCTGGAACAACACTGAATGTAATTATTCCACCACTGGTAGTTCCAGCGGAAGTTGTAATACTGTAAGTCAAAGAATAGTTTCCAATTGGAGCTGTAGCGAGTAAACTTACAAGTCCTGTGCTCGTATTAACTGAAAAATCACTTGGATTTGCACCATTGTAATTGGTAATACTGAAAGAAGTGAGTGTTGCGTCCTTCAAGTCATCATTAAGGACTGGATTAAAACTTGCACCAACACCATGAACATAATTTCCAAAAGAGTCATTTACAATAGTTGGAGCCCCACTTACAACTTGTAAAGTTGATGTTGCAGTGTTTCCAACATAACCTGAAGCTGTTGTCCATCTGTAAGTGAAACTGTAACTACCAATTGGTGTTCCTTGTGCAACAGTAACAGTCCCAAGAACAGAATCAGTTGTAAGTGATAACCCACCATTGGAAACAATGCTAAGAATTTGGCCAGTACCATTCTTCATATCATCATTAGTCTTTACATTTAAGACTCGGGCAATGTTGGAATTGATAGTTCCAAATGAATCGTTGACAGCAGTTGGAGGTTGGCGGACAAACAATGCCATTCCAAATTTTACCCCAAGAGTTCCTGCAATGACAAAACTTGAAAATTCAGGGTTCGCATCGATGTTGTAAGCGAGTGGAGTAAAGCTATGGGCGTTGAACGAATCACGCGCCGACCAGCTAACGCCAGAACGTTCGAAGTAAACAAAACTGTCTGAAAGTTTATTGCTCGCTGGATCTCCTGCAGGAGTGAAGTCATCACCGATTGTGATTCTGGTGGAATCATTTGACATTCTAATCTTTGCACACCCTTGAACTGAATCATAATTAACAATACTCCCGTCAGTAATAAAGTCAAGAACATTGGTTACGCTTTGGAATACATATGCTGCGCCATCCCAAGTATAATAAGCGAATCCTTGAAAATTATTTCCTTTACCGTTAGAAACAGTAAGAACAACATGGTTTCCGTCATCGCTAACAGTCCCTGAAATAGCATATCTTGTGAATGTAACACCAATAGGGGGAGTCGGAAGAACCAAGTCTACTCCTCGTTGAACCCAAGTATCGCCACCTGTGTCTTGATAGACTTTAATGCTTGACGTTGTGTTAGAACTAATTAAGTATTGAGAATTCCTTGACATCATAATCTCACGATGAGCCATGCCAGAACCAATGTTCACGTTGGCGTTCGTGAGCGCCACGCCGTTCCAATTGAAAATCATCATTCGATCAGAAATTCTAGCATAAATCTTTGTCCCGGCTTCATTGATCCTTGTTGCATCCCAACCAAAATTACCAAATCCATAGGATCCACTTGGAAATGTAAAATTTGACCATGTTGTTGTGCCTGGATCGTAAACTCTCATATTAATCTGACTTGGCCCCGATCCATTTCCAAGTCTAGAAAGACAAAGAGTATTACCATCATACGACATTGAAAGTGAAGACATGGAATTGACACCTGCAGCTACTGCATACGTATTAGGAACATTCTTTTGAATTAATGTAAATGTGGGTGTTACAGATGTGGTGTAAAGTGTTGTGCTTTGACCAGTAACTCCAACATAACTTAACGCTGCAGCAGTTTTTCCATCCCCAGAGATACATACCAAGTATTTGAAAGCTGTTAAAGCCCAAACTCCGGATCCTCCTGCGATATACAAGTCGGTCATTTTAACCTTCTAAATTTTAGGGGGTACTGACAAACTCTAAAATTTGGAGTTTACACAACTACTGGTGAATCGCTAAAAACATTTTCATCGATAAGCAATCGTTTGAATGAAGAATTTGGAGATGAAAGTACGAAACTTTTCACATCTGAAATACCTTTGGATGCTATTGGTGGCAACTTAAAGCCAGGTCTGGCTAAAGTTATGAATTCTATTTCAGCGTTACTTGATGACCGGGGAACAAGATTTGGTCTAGGTCTCAAAGGTTTTTGAGGAAAATGACATTGATGTTGAACTACACGGAAATGATTAATATTTAGTTTTGCTAAAATATCTCTATGCGACATTTGTTTAAACGCGCAGCAGATTTGATAATCAATTTAACATTTCTTGACGAAAAACATATTCGAAATTAAATGTTCTAATTTAGAACATTTTTACAGAAGAATCAGTAACAACAGTGCAATAATCACCGCGATAGTTGCAACTGTAGCAACAGTCTGTGATGTGGTGAATCCACCTCCTGTACCTGTACCGGGACCCGTTGGTGGCGTTGTTGGTGGCGTTGTTGGTGGTGTAATGGGATCGACACCACCAGGCTGTGGTGGGTCAACTTGACTAGATGCACGAACAAAGACTACCAAACCAAGGCCTTCGTTTGCAAAGTTTCCAACACCAGAGGCATGAACTCCTGGCTGTGGAAAACTAATATGATCAATTGGGCCAAAAGGAGGACCCGCATTCGTATCAGGATCGGTTCCAACAATACTTGTTACAATAGTATCGAGATCACTCGAGATAGCAGCATCAAAATATCCATTCATAACCGGTAACCCACCAGCAAGCTCAGCAATCTTAGGAGCAAAGCTGACGAGACGGTCGTAAACTTCTGTGTCTGTGTTGTATTCATACACTCCATACATAGAATCTGTAGAAAGACCATACGCAGCTGACATACAGAATCGCTTGGGAAGATTATCAACAATCTCCGCACTAACACGAACGGTGCTCAATGGATTTTGGAAATCAGGTTCCGGAGTGAATTCCAAAAGTTGAATCATTGTCCATGTTGGAGTTGAATCGGCGTTATAAAGTTCAACCTTCACCTTTGAGTCGTCGGTGTCAAAGTAGCTCATCGCAATATGCAAACCGTCAGGGGAAATTGTAGAAGCCAAAGCTCGATAATGTTTCCCTGCATTGATATTGTCTTGTTCAGAAAGCGAATCGTTAACTATAAATCCATTGAACTTACTAATAGTTCCATAAGTACTGAAAGAAGTATCACCAAGAGCAGTAATACGGAAGTCGATTTCGTAAGTCAGCGCATCGGCTTGCATGTGAACAACAATTGGTGTTGGGAATCCCGAAATGGTTTTAGCATCAGAAATCCAGAGACCGCGAACGTTATTGAACCGATCTGCAAATGGCTGTGTCAGAGAATACGCTGGACGTACCCAAATATCACCCTGTCGACGATAATAAATGATATCAGTTGCACCACTACTATTGTAATCAACAAAGGCAGTTAGAATGTAATTAAGTTGGGTATCGGCACGGAAACCACCTACAACTGAACCTGGCGGAGGTGCAGCACTAGGCCCTGGAGTGAAGAAAAGATCCCATACGCCAGTAGAAACATTCCACTGGTAGATCTT